ATGCCTCATAACCCAAATACCTGGCTGGAGTTGGTCCAGAGCTGGTGGCGTGGAGACACACCGCTGGGCGCAGTGATTATGTCGATCGTTATGGCTGGCTTGCGCATTGCCTATTTTGGCGGTGGTGGTGGCTGGAAACGAAAAACGCTCGAGATTTTGCTCTGTGGTGCTCTGACGCTGACTTTTGCATCCGCTCTTGAGTATGTCGGATGGCCTAAATCTCTTTCTGTTGCCATTGGTGGCGGCGTTGGGCTGATCGGGGTCGATGCTATTCGTGGGGCTGCAATGAGAGTAATCGGTAATAAGTTTGGTGGCTCTAAGGAGTAATTTATGCAGGTACTAAATTCCCAGCGTAAAGCTTTCCTGGATATGGTGGCATGGTCAGAAGGAACGGATAACGGGCGACAACCGACACGTAACCACGGTTATGACGTTATTGTCGGTGGCGAACTCTTCACTGATTACTCCGATCACCCTCGCAAACTTGTCACGCTAAACCCGAAACTCAAATCAACAGCTGCAGGCCGTTATCAACTTCTTTCACGTTGGTGGGATGCTTACCGCAAGCAGCTTGGGCTGAAAGACTTCTCTCCCAGAAGCCAGGACTCAGTGGCATTACAGCAGATTAAAGAGCGTGGCGCTTTACCGATGATTGATCGCGGCAATATTCGTCAGGCAATCGACCGTTGCAGCAATATCTGGGCGTCTTTACCTGGTGCAGGTTACGGTCAGTATGAACATAAAATTGGCGACCTGATTTCCCGGTTTAAAGAGGCTGGTGGGGTGGTAAATGAAGCTGAGATATAAGCTGGTTATTGTTGCCTTCTTTGTTACCGTCATTGGTTCCTTCATCTGGTCTGCCGGGCATTACTACAGCAAATATCTGCACGAAAAGGAGCGTGCTGATGAGGCTATACGAAATGCTGAATCAGCAACTGCCATTACCCGTAACGTTCTGCAATCACTGCAAATCATCAATACAGTTATAGAGGCTAACCAGCATGCAAAACAGCAGATTGCACTGGAGTCACAGAAAACCCAGGAAGATATCAAAGTGGCTGTTGCGGATGATGATTGTGCTTCACGTCCTGTGCCTGCTGCCGCTGCTGACCGGTTGCGGAAGTACGCGGACAGTTTACGTGAACACTCCGGCGGTACCACTGCCAGCCAGCTTGACTTCTGATACACCTGTACCGTTTATACCCAACCCACTGACGTATGGTGCAAGTCTTGATTTGAATGTAAGTTTGTTATCCGCGTTGGCTCAATGTAATAGGGATAAGTCTGATATCAGAATCATTGATAATCAAAATTGATGTATATTTTTATCGTCATGTAGATAACGAACAAGGTATTCCTCTGATACGTTTCGTTGAATACAGGTCATGGGTAGGCATTGCAATATCGCTTCGAAATTATCTGTGATAATGCTCTTAATTTTGAATGTATGTATTTGGGAAAAGAGATAAAGTAATAGTCTAATTAATGGAGATATCCACAAAACACAAAAGGGACTATTATGCGACCAGATCAATTTTTCTATCCAGATACTTTTACCTTTAATTCATCCACCTATTATGGTCAACGTGACTCATCTAAAGGTCGATTGTATATTCCTATTGAAAGTGACTTATGTCCATTTAATATCGGCGATATCATTGTGCAAAAAATGGTCGACAGGGAAAGACTATTTGAAGTGCTTGATTACGAGGTGCAAATTAGTCTCGAGGCTGGTTGCCCTGGCTACTCACATTTGGCGGTATTGATAGTGAATGCATTGGATGTAAAAGAGAAGCCGAAGCAGATTACGACCCATTTGACGTTTAACGGTGCTATTAATGCTGGTGGTGATTTTCAAGCCGGTAATGACAATTCGATCACAAAGAATATAACCATTCAACAACTACATGATGCTATAGAGCATTGCAATGATCCAGAGGTTAAAAGCCTTTGGCAAAAGCTATTGGAAAATCCGACGTTTGCTTCAATTGCTTCAATATTGGCAAAAAGTGCTTTAGGACAGTAATTCATCAAGCCCCATTCAATATGGGGTTTTTATGCTTATTACAAAGAGTTTTCTTCAATGCCACCACGAACTCCAAAAGCCTGCCGTGTTCGCGGGTGCCGCCGTACCACCACTGACCCGTCAGGTTATTGCGAAAGCCACAAAAGCGAAGGCTGGAAGCAATACAAGCCAGGACAATCCCGTCATCAGCGCGGCTACGGTTCGAAGTGGGACGTTATCCGCGCGCGTGTGCTGAAACGTGACAAAGGTTTATGTCAGTTATGTCTGCGCGCTGGTGTGGTGCGTGAGGCGAAAACTGTTGACCACATCATCCCTAAAGCGCATGGCGGCACTGATGCCGACTGTAATCTGCAGAGTCTGTGCTGGCCGTGTCATAAGGCGAAGACGGCCCGTGAACGGCTTAAGTGATAATAATTCTCAACTGTCTGAGGGGAGGGGCGGGTCAAATCTCTGCGGCCTGACGTCTTCAGGACTGCCCGCCCCATCGTTTTTTTATACCCGCGAAAAATGAAATTTAACCAGGAGTGCCGCATATGGCTGGAACGGCGGGGCGTTCCGGGCGTCGCCCCAAGCCAACGGCGCGCAAGGCGCTGGCCGGAAACCCCGGCAAGCGAGCCCTGAATAAAGATGAACCTGTTTTTACGCCCATCAAAGGTGTTGAGCCACCGGAATGGTTCGCTGAAGAAGATCTCCCTCTCGCTACGATCATGTGGCAACTGACAACTAAAGAACTCTGCGGTCAGGGCCTGCTGTGCGTGACTGACCTCGCGGTGCTTGAGCGGTGGTGCGTGGCCTATGAGTTCTGGCGACGTGCCGTGAAAAATATTGCCAGCCAGGGCAACACCATTACCGGTGCAATGGGCGGTATGGTCAAAAACCCGGAGCTGACCGCCAAGAAAGAACAGGAGTCCGAGATGAGCAGCACGGGGGCAATGCTCGGACTCGACCCCAGCAGCCGCCAGCGTCTGATTGGCCTGGCGGGGAAGAAGAAAGCCACTAACCCGTTTCTGACAATCTGAAAATCATCGAATCATGAGCCGGAAATCTTACCCCAACGTAAATGCTGCCAATCAGTATGCCCGGGATGTCGTGCGCGGAAAGATTGTGGCCTGCCAGTTTGTGATTCAGGCCTGCCAGCGCCATCTTGATGACCTGATGGCGGAAAAAAGTAAGTCGTTTCGTTACCGCTTCGACAAGGANTTGATCCTACCCACGTAATATGGACACAGGCCTAAGCGAGGTTCTGGTTTTCAAATTGTTCCGGACTGAGGCCGCCACACCAACTGTGCCGCCGCCACCGATTGTAATCACATTCGATATAATTAAACACCGTTGCCCGCATTATTTCCCGGCTGATAAAGTGTTCTCCATGGATACATTCCACTTTCAGCGAATGAAAGAAGCTTTCCACGCAGGCATTATCGTAGCAGCAACCTTTTGCGCTCATACTTCCACGCAGATTATGCCGCTTCAGTTGCGCCTGATAATCTGCTGAACAGTACTGGCCTCCACGGTCCGTGTGAACGATAACGTTCCGGGGCCTCTTACGCCGCCACAGCGCCATCTGCAGGGCATCGCAGGCCAGTTGCGCCGTCATGCGTGGCGACATTGACCAGCCAATAACGGCACGTGACCACAGGTCAATGACCACTGCCAGATACAGCCAGCCTTCATCTGTACGTAAGTACGTGATGTCTCCTGCCCACTTCTGGTTCGGGCCACTGGCGTAAAAATCCTGCTCCAACAGATTTTCTGACACAGGCAGGCCGTGTGCGCGGTAGCTGACCGGGCTGAACTTCCGGGAGGCCTTTGCCCTCAGTCCCTGACGGCGCAGGCTTGCCGCCACGGTTTTTACGTTAAAGGGGTAACCCTGAGCACGCAGTTCATCCGTCAGGCGTGGGGCACCGTAACGCTGTTTTGACCGGGTAAAAGCCGCGAGGACAACGCTGTCGCAGTGTTGGCGGAACTGCTGACGCGTGCTTATCCTTGTCCGCCGCTGACACCACGTATACCAGCCGCTGCGGGCCACCCGGAGCACGCGGCACATTGCTTTGATGCTGAACTCAGCCTGATGTTTTTCAATAAAGACATACTTCATTTCAGGCGCTTCGCGAAGTATGTCGCGGCCTTTTGGAGGATAGCCAGCTCTTCATCCCGTTCTGCCAGCTGGCGTTTGAGACGTGCAATCTCGGTAGACATCTCCAGTTCACGTTCAGAAGACGTCTGCTGATTTTGCTGTTTACTGCGCCAGTTGTAGAGCTGTGATTCATACAGGCTGAGTTCACGGGCTGCGGCAGTAACACCGATGCGTTCAGCAAGCTTCAGGGCTTCACTGCGAAATTCAGGCGAATGCTGTTTACGGGGTTTTTTACTGGTTGATACTGTTTTTGTCATGTGAGTCACCTCTGACTGAGAGTTTACTCACTTAGCCGCGTGTCCACTATTGCTGGGTAAGATCACTCATCACGTATTTGTGTTTCATGTTTGCGATTGTAGAAGTAGCCATTCAGTTCATTTAACTTTTTATGCATCCTATCGTGACTAATTGCTTCGATCAGTAAATCCTGAATCATACTTTTCTCTAGGTAATCCGAACGGTTGTAAGTGACAGTATTGTGCTGGCATGTCATTAATATGTAAAGGTATTGTGAATGCCAGAAAGATAACGAAGTATCATCGATAGAAAAACTTTACAGCCCACTCGTAAACAGCTTTGTAAATCGGTTCATGGTAAATACTATCGATACTATTCAGATGTGCGATCATCGCCTCCACAGTTGTAGTGGTTGTTTCTAATATTTCGATTATTGCAGGGCGGTCATCATCTTCATCGAAGTATTCGAACAGCAGTACAGGTTTACCATGCAATTCAGCATCTGAGACTCTAAGGTTACAACTACCGCTCAACTCAAAGTGAATTTTGTAATTACCTTCTACAGAATGGCCTACGGGGAAAAAGTATAGGGTGTCATCTTTGTTCAAAAGCCATGCCCATTCATAACTATTCATTTGTGAACTCCTGTTCATTGAGTTTCAACAACTATCAACTACATCCAGCGAAGCATAAAAGATCGTTTATGGCAAAACCGGAATGGAGTGCGATTCGATTCTGAGAAGGGTGCCACGTATCGTACGCGAACCATCCAAGAGGATTATGCAATGCCCCCACGAACCCCAAAAGCCTGCCGCGTTCGCGGCTGCCGCCATACCACCACTGACTCGTCAGGCTATTGCGAAAGCCACAAAAGCGAAGGCTGGAAGCAATACAAGCCAGGCCAGTCCCGACACCAGCGCGGTTATGGTTCGAAATGGGATGTTATCCGTGAACGTGTGCTCAAGCGTGACAAAGGCCTGTGCCAGTTGTGCCTGCGTGCTGGTGTGGTGCGCGAGGCGAAAACCGTTGACCACATCATCCCTAAAGCGCATGGCGGCACTGATGCCGACTGTAATCTGCAGAGTCTGTGCTGGCCGTGTCATAAGGCGAAGACGGCCCGTGAACGGCTTAAGTGATAATAATTCTCAACTGTCTGAGGGGAGGGGCGGGTCAAATCTCTGCGGCCTGACGTCTTCAGGACTGCCCGCCCCATCGTTTTTTTATACCCGCGAAAAATGAAATTTAACCAGGAGTGCCGCATATGGCTGGAACGGCGGGGCGTTCCGGGCGTCGCCCCAAGCCAACGGCGCGCAAGGCGCTGGCCGGAAACCCCGGCAAGCGAGCCCTGAATAAAGATGAACCTGTTTTTACGCCCATCAAAGGTGTTGAGCCACCGGAATGGTTCGCTGAAGAAGATCTCCCTCTCGCTACGATCATGTGGCAACTGACAACTAAAGAACTCTGCGGTCAGGGCCTGCTGTGCGTGACTGACCTCGCGGTGCTTGAGCGGTGGTGCGTGGCCTATGAGTTCTGGCGACGTGCCGTGAAAAATATTGCCAGCCAGGGCAACACCATTACCGGTGCAATGGGCGGTATGGTCAAAAACCCGGAGCTGACCGCCAAGAAAGAACAGGAGTCCGAGATGAGCAGCACGGGGGCAATGCTCGGACTCGACCCCAGCAGCCGCCAGCGTCTGATTGGCCTGGCGGGGAAGAAGAAAGCCACTAACCCGTTTCTGACAATCTGAAAATCATCGAATCATGAGCCGGAAATCTTACCCCAACGTAAATGCTGCCAATCAGTATGCCCGGGATGTCGTGCGCGGAAAGATTGTGGCCTGCCAGTTTGTGATTCAGGCCTGCCAGCGCCATCTTGATGACCTGATGGCGGAAAAAAGTAAGTCGTTTCGTTACCGCTTCGACAAGGATCTGGCTGAACGGGCCGCCAAATTTATTCAGCTGTTGCCGCACACCAAGGGTGAGTGGGCATTCAAGAGGATGCCCATCACGCTGGAGCCGTGGCAGCTCTTTGTGATCTGCTGCGCGTTTGGCTGGGTCAATAAAGGCTCCCGGCTGCGCCGCTTCCGTGAGGTGTATACCGAAATCCCCCGTAAGAACGGCAAATCGGCAATCTCTGCCGGTGTCGCCCTGTATTGTTTTGCCTGTGATAACGAGTTCGGCGCGGAAGTGTATTCCGGTGCCACGACGGAGAAACAGGCATGGGAAGTCTTTCGTCCGGCAAGACTGATGTGTAAACGCACACCCATGCTGACGGAAGCGTTCGGGATTGAGGTTAACGCCTCAAACATGAACCGTCCGGAGGATGGCGCGCGGTTTGAACCGCTGATCGGCAACCCCGGTGATGGTTCATCACCCCACTGTGCCGTGGTGGATGAATATCACGAGCACGCCACCGATGCGCTTTATACCACAATGCTTACCGGGATGGGGGCGCGACGTCAGCCACTGATGTGGGCCATCACCACCGCCGGGTACAACATTGAGGGGCCGTGCTACGACAAGCGGCGGGAAGTCATCGAGATGCTCAACGGCTCGGTGCCTAACGATGAACTGTTCGGGATCATCTATACCGTTGATGAAGGTGACGACTGGACCGACCCGCAGGTGCTGGAAAAAGCCAATCCAAATATTGGCGTATCGGTTTATCGCGAATTTTTGTTAAGTCAGCAGCAGCGTGCGAAAAATAACGCCCGTCTGGCAAACGTCTTTAAAACAAAACACCTCAATATCTGGGTGTCGGCACGTTCGGCGTATTTCAACCTGGTGAGCTGGCAGAGCTGCGAGGATAAATCACTGACCCTTGAGCAGTTCGAGGGGCAGCCGTGCATTCTGGCCTTTGACCTGGCGCGTAAGCTGGATATGAACAGCATGGCGCGACTTTATACCCGCGAGATTGACGGTAAAACGCATTACTACAGTGTGGTCCCGCGCTTCTGGGTACCGTATGACACGGTGTACAGCGTCGAGAAAAATGAAGATAGACGGACAGCCGAACGCTTTCAGAAATGGGTGGAAATGGGCGTCCTGACCGTTACCGATGGTGCAGAGGTGGATTATCGCTACATCCTCGAAGAGGCCAAAGCGGCGAACAAAATCAGCCCGGTCAGTGAGTCACCCATCGACCCCTTCGGGGCGACCGGGCTGTCACATGACCTTGCTGATGAAGATCTGAATCCCGTCACTATCGTCCAGAACTTCGCCAATATGTCCGATCCGATGAAAGAGCTGGAAGCAGCGATTGAATCGGGACGCTTTCATCATGACGGCAATCCCATCATGACCTGGTGTATCGGCAATGTGGTCGGCAAAAACATGCCAGGTAACGATGATTTAGTGAAGCCCGTCAAGGAGCAGGCGGAAAACAAAATCGATGGTGCGGTTGCACTGATTATGACGATCGGTCGGGCAATGCTCAAAGAACCTGACGATTTCCTCTCATCTCTTGATCCGGACGATGATCTCTTAATTCTATGAAATCACTAATTGCTGATGTTATCGGGCTGGCTGGTTTTGGCCTGCTTACGTGCGGGGTTTACCTGCAGTTTGGTATGGCTCCGGCTCTGATTTTGTCCGGTGCTTTACTGCTGGTGGGCGCACTGGCTATGGTCAGAAGGGGGACGCGTGCTGCTTGATGCTCTGTTCAGAAGTAAATCACTGGAGAATCCTTCCACCCCGATAACCGGGGATGCCGTTGATACTGATGGGCTGTTCCGGGCTGACGTTTATGTCAGTCCTGAGACTGCGATGAAACTGGCTGCGGTGTATTCCTGTATCTATGTCCTGTCTTCCAGCCTTGCCCAGATGCCGTTGCATGTTATGCGCAGGCACAAGGGGAAGGTTGAACCCGCACGCGATCATCCTGCGTTTTATCTGGTTCATGATGAGCCCAATACCTGGCAAACCAGCTACAAATGGCGCGAACTGAAGCAACGTCACATCCTTGGCTGGGGGAATGGGTATACCTGGGTGAAACGTAATCGTCGCGGTGAAGTCATATCCCTGGATTGCTGTATGCCGTGGGAAACGACGCTGATGAATACTGGTGGCCGATATACCTACGGTTTGTACAACGAATATGGGGCGTTTGCGATCAGTCCGGACGATATGATCCACATCCGTGCGCTGGGTAATAATCAGAAGATGGGGCTGAGTCCGATTATGCAACATGCCGAAACAATAGGCATGGGGATGAGCGGTCAGAAGTACACAGAAAGCTTCTTCAGCGGTAATGCCCGTCCGGCGGGGATAGTATCCGTTAAAAGCGGACTCAATAAGGAAAGCTGGGGCTGGCTTAAAGATCAGTGGCAGAAGGCATCGCAGGCGTTACGCCGCCAGGAAAACAAAACCATGCTGCTGCCAGCCGATCTGGATTACAAGGCACTGACTGTGTCGCCAGTTGACGCTCAGATCATTGACATGATGAAGCTGAACCGTTCAATGATCGCCGGTATTTTCAATATTCCTGCGCACATGATTAATGACCTCGAAAAAGCCACCTTCTCCAATATTTCTGCGCAGGCGATTCAGTTTGTCCGCTACACGATGATGCCGTGGGTGACGAACTGGGAGCAGGAGCTTAACCGTCGCTTGTTTACCCGCGCTGAGTTAGCCGCCGGGTATTACGTCAGGTTCAATCTGACGGGGCTTTTACGCGGAACTCCGCAGGAGCGCGCGCAATTCTATCACTTCGCTATTACCGATGGATGGATGAGCCGTAATGAGGCCCGCGCATTCGAGGATATGAATCCGGTTGAAGGGCTGGACGAGATGCTGGTAAGCGTGAATGCTGCTAACCCGGCAGGAGATTTTAAGCCCCCAAAAAACGATGAGGGAAAAACCAATGAATGACCGTGAAATCCGTTGTTACAGCGGTGAGGTGCGTGCTGAGAGGCATGACGATAACCCGGCGCACATTATCGGTTATGGATCGGTGTTTGACTGTCGTTCTGAGCTGATATTCGGTTCATTCCGCGAAATCATCCGGCCCGGCGCTTTTGACGATGTGCTTGGTGATGATGTACGCGCACTGTTTAACCACGATCCTAATTTTATTCTTGGGCGTAGTGCAGCAGGCACGCTGAATCTTTCAGTTGATGAGCGCGGATTACGCTATGACATCCAGGCTCCGGAGACACAGACCATTCGTGATCTGGTGCTGGCCCCGATGCAACGTGGAGATATTAACCAGTCATCTTTCGCTTTCCGTGTCGCCCGTGACGGTGAGGAGTGGTATCAGGATGAGGATGGGGTTGTTATTCGCGAGATAACCCGCTTTTCCCGTCTGCTGGATGTCAGTCCTGTGACATATCCTGCCTATCAGGAGGCTGACTCGGCTGTTCGCTCCATGAAAGCATGGCAGGAGGCGCGCAACAGCGGCGCGCTACAGAAAGCCATTAATCAACGTATGGCGCGTGAACGCGTCCTGACCCTTCTTAACGCGTAAAGGAAACATCATGAAACTGCATGAACTGAAACAGAAACGTAATACTATCGCAACTGACATGCGCGCCCTGAATGAAAAAATTGGTGATAACGCATGGACGGAAGAGCAGCGCACTGAGTGGAACAAAGCAAAATCCGAACTGGAAGCGCTTGATGAACGAATTGCACGCGAAGAAGAACTGCGTCGTCAGGATCAGGCGTACATTGAAAGCAATGAGGAAGAGCAGCGTCAGAATCTTGATCCGGAAAACAATCCACAACAGGATGAGAAACGAGCTCAGGTTTTTGATAAGTGGATGCGTCACGGTGCCAGTGAGCTGACATCAGAAGAACGAAAGGCGTTGCGTGAACTTCGTGCCCAGGGTGTAGCTCAGGATGAAAAGGGCGGATATACCGTACCAGAAACATTCCTGGCGAAAGTTGTTGAGAAGATGAAATCCTACGGTGGCATCGCCAGTGTGGCGCAGATTCTGACCACTTCTGACGGTCGCACTATGGAGTGGGCAACAGCTGATGGTACTTCCGAAGTTGGTGTTCTGCTGGGCGAAAATGAAGAAGCCGGTGAAGAAGACACCGATTTCGGTATGGGAAGCCTTGGGGCGCTCAAAATGACATCGAAAATAATTCGTGTGTCTAATGAGTTGCTGCAGGACAGTGCGATCGATATGGAAGCTTATCTTGCCCGTCGCATTGCTGAACGTATTGGTCGTGGTGAAGCCCGTTATCTGATTCAGGGGACGGGGGCTGGTACGCCTAAACAACCCAAAGGGCTGGCAGCATCAGTGACCGGCACAACACAGACTGCCGCGGCAAATGCGGTGAAGTGGCAGGAAATTCTGGCTCTGAAACACAGCATTGATCCTGCATATCGTCGCGGACCGAAATTCCGCCTGGCGTTTAACGATAATACGCTGAAACTGATCAGTGAGATGGAAGACGGTCAGGGACGCCCTTTATGGTTGCCGGATATTGTTGGTGTGGCACCTGCTTCAGTGTTGAATGTACCGTATGTCATTGATCAGGAAATTGATGATATCGGGGCGGGTAAAAAATTCATGTTCTGTGGTGACTTTGATCGCTTCATTATCCGTCGTGTGCGATACATGATTCTTAAACGTCTGGTTGAGCGTTACGCGGAATATGATCAGACCGGTTTTCTGGCCTTCCATCGTTTTGACTGTATCCTGGAAGACACCTCTGCCATTAAAGCGCTGGTGGGGAAAGGTAGCGTTGGTGGTTGATTAGTCTTTTTACGTAATACAGCACGCCGCGTAATGCGGTTTTTTTGTGCCCGCGTTCTGGCGGGCACAGGAGGTTTTATGCTGTTAAAAATGGAAGAGATTAAGCTTCAGCTTCGTCTGGATGATGATTTCTCTGATGAAGATGAGTTGCTTGAACTGCTTGGGAAGGCCGCTCAGAGTCGGACGGAAAACTTCCTTAACCGTACGTTGTATGCAACCGCAGATGACAGGCCTGCGGATGATTCTGATGGGCTTGTGATATCTGATGATGTGAAGCTTGCGCTCCTGCTACTTGTCAGCCATTTCTACGAAAACCGCTCAACGGTTACAGACGTTGAGAAAATGGAGTTGCCAATGAGTTTTAACTGGTTGGTTGCTCCTTATCGCCTTATACCACTATGAAAATTCGTCAGGCGCAGACCAGCGCAACCTACATTCTGCCGGACCCCGGCGAACTGAATAAACGCGTCCTGATCCGCCAGCGGGTGGATATGCCCGCGGATAACTTTGGCGTGGAGCCTCAATACCCGGTTGCGTTCCGGGCATGGGCGAAGGTTATCCAGACCAGTGCCACCACCTGGCAGGAAACCGCGCAGACCGGAGATGCCATCACCCATTACATCACCATTCGCTACCGCCGGGGGATCACTGCTGATTATGAGGTGGTCTGTGATGACCGTGTGTACCGGGTGAAACGTCAGCGTGATCAGAACGGGGCGCGGCGCTTTCTGCTGCTGGAGTGTACGGAACTGGGTGCCGAAGAACAAATGGGAGGACGCAGTGGATCAGACAGCATTTTTACACGTTGATTTCAAACAACCGGAGGAGATGGAGTTTAACCGTGCCAGGCTCCGAAGGGCATTTGTTCAAATCGGGCGTGTCTATATGCGTGATGCCCGGCGGCTGGTGATGCGACGTGGTCGGTCTGCTCCAGGTGAAAACCCCGGCTATCAGACCGGACGACTTGCGCGTTCTATAGGTTATTACGTCCCCCGTAAAAGCTCCCGTCGTTCTGGCCTGATGGTCAGGATTTCCCCTAACCAGAAAAACGGGCAGGGTAACCGGCGTTTTCCTGAAGGTTCTGCGTATTATCCGGCGTTTCTGTATTACGGTGTGCGTCATGCCGCATACGGGATGAGCAAAAAGGATAAGCGCCAGAAAAAGCAGCATTCATCCCGCTGGCGGCTGGCACCACGTAATAACTTTATGGCTGATGTCATCGACCAGCGTCGTTACTGGACACAAAAGTTACTGTCCCGTGAGTTACAGCGGTCATTACGTCCTGTAAGAAGGAAAAAAACATGAAACTGACTCCTGTTATTGCTGCGCTGCGTGCCCGCTGTCTGTATTTTGAAAACCGGGTGGCAGGCGCGGCACAGTTCAAAAATCTGCCGGAGGTCGGAAAGCTGAGACTCCCGGCGGCATATGTTGTACCGGGTGATGATTCTCCGGGAGAAAACAAAAGCCAGACCGACTACTGGCAGGAGCTGAAAGAGGGCTTCTCCGTGGTTGTCATACTGAGTAACGGGCGTGATGAGCGCGGTCAGTTTGCCTCGTATGATGTGGTGGACGATGTCCGGCAAATGCTCTTTAAGGCCCTGCTGGGCTGGAACCCGGAAGCGTGCGGTAATCCGATTACCTATGACGGTGGCACGCTGCTGGATCTGAATCGTCATGAGCTGATTTATCAGTTCGATTTTTCGGTCATCAGCGAGCTGACCGAAGACGATACCCGCCAGCAGGATGATCTGAACAGTCTGGATGAACTGCGAACGCTGGCGATTGATGTTGATTATCTCGATCCCGGTAACGGGCCTGACGGCGATATCGAACATCACACCGAAATAACCCTTCCTTCCTGAGAATCTTCATGTTTGTGAAACCTGTTAAAGGGCGGTCAGTTCCTGACCCTGCCCGCGGCGACCTTTTGCCCGCCGAGGGGCGAAATGTTGATGAGAACAACTACTGGCTGCGCCGTGAAGCAGCGGGTGATATCCGGCGCGTGAATGAAAAGGTGAATACCGATGACGATAAGCTTTAACTCCATTCCGTCGAATACGCTGGTTCCGATTTTTTATGCGGAAATGGATAACTCGGCGGCGAATACTGCACAGGACAGCGGAGCATCGCTGCTGATTGGTCATGCCAATAACGGTGCAGAGATTGTTGCCAACAGTCTGGTGCTGATGCCATCGGCAGACTATGCACGCCAGATTTGTGGTGCGGGAAGTCAGTTGTCGCGTATGGTCGAGGCTTATCGCCAGACCGACCCGTTTGGTGAACTGTATGTGATTGCCGTTCCTGAATCCACGGGCGCGGCGGCAACAGTTACGCTGACGGTGACCGGAGCGGCAACCGAAACCGGCACGGTGAATGTTTATGTGGGACGTACCCGCGTGCAGGCACCGGTGACCAACGGCGATAACGTCGCGACGATTGCCAGCAGTATCAAAGATGCCATCAATGCCGTTCCGACCCTGCCGTTTACTGCCTCATCTTCGGCAGGCGTGATCACACTGACCGCGCGTCATAAGGGGCTTTGCGGGAATGAAATTCCTGTCAGCCTCAATTACTACGGCTTTGGTGGGGGCGAAGTGCTGCCAGCGGGCGTACAGATTGCCGTGGCGACGGGTACCGCCGGAACGGGCGCTCCTGTTCTCACCGGCGCGGTGGCTGCAATGGCGGATGAGCCGTTTGATTATATCGGCCTGCCGTTCAACGACACGGCCTCCGTTAACACGCTGGTGACCGAGATGAACGATACCAGCGGTCGCTGGAGCTATGCGCGTCAGCTGTATGGTCATGTGTATACGGCAAAGATCGGCACGCTGTCAGAACTGGTGACCGCAGGTGACCAGTTTAACCAGCAGCACATTACCCTGGCGGGATACGAAAAAGAGACCCAGACGCCTGCCGACGAGCTGGCGGCAAGCCGTACCGCCCGCGCAGCAGTGTTTATTCGCAACGATCCGGCACGTCCCACGCAGACCGGTGAGCTGGTGGGTATGCTGCCTGCGCCGAAGGGGAAACGGTTCACGATGACCGAACAACAGACCCTGCTGTCGCATGGCGTGGCAACGGCGTATGTCGAAAGCGGGGTGCTGCGCATTCAGCGTGATGTCACCACGTACAGGAAAAATGCTTACGGTGTTGCGGATAACAGCTACCTCGACAGCGAGACGCTGCATACCAGCGCGTATGTGCTGCGCAAACTGAAATCCGTCATTACCAGTAAGTACGGGCGTCACAAGCTTGCCAGCGACGGTACCCGCTTTGGTCCCGGTCAGGCGATTGTCACACCGGCGGTGATCAAAGGGGAACTGCTGACAACCTACCGTCAGCTTGAGCGTGCGGGGATCGTGGAAAACTACGAACTGTTTAAGCAGTACCTGGTTGTGGAGCGTGATGCCAGCGATCCGAACCGCCTGAACACGCTGTTCCCGCCTGACTATGTTAACCAGTTGCGTGTCTTTGCCGTGGTTAACCAGTTCCGTCTTCAGTATTCAGAGGAGTCTGCATAATGGCCCGTATCGGGGGAACCTGTTATTTCAAAATTGACGGTCAACAGCTATCGCTGACCGGCGGCATTGAGGTGCCCATGAACAGGACGGTCAATGATGACATCATCGGCCTGGACGGTTCAGTGGACCGCAAGGAAACTCACCGTGCGCCTTATGTCAAAGGGACTTTCAAGGTACCGAAGAATTTTCCGGTGAGCAAAATCACCTCGTCTGATGAGATGACCATCACTGCCGAGCTGGCGAACGGTCAGGTCTATGTATTGTCGTCTGCCTGGCTGCACGGTGAAGCGAACCATAATGCCGAAGAAGGCACGGTCGATATTGAATTTCACGGTGAAGAAGGGGATTACCAGTGATTGAGCTTGTACTTAAAAAACCGATCATCGCCCACAAAGAAACACTGCATGTGTTGGAAATACGTGAGCCTACGTATGACGAGATTGAGGCGCTGGGGTTCCCTTTCTCTGTTTCGCCTGATGGTGGTATGAAAATGGACAGTCAGGTGGCGCTGAAATATATCCCGCTTCTGGCCGGGATCCCGCGCTCGTCTGCAGCGCAGATGACGAAGCTGGATATTTTCAAGGCAGGCATGATTGTAATGCGTTTTTTTACCGGCTTGGAGACGGAAGAGACCTCCGGAAGCGATTCTACAATGTCGCGTGGTTCTGGAAATTAAACCCCCTTGAACTTCGCCGGACGGCTATTTCTCACTTTGCTGATCTGGAGGCAGAGGCCGTCCGTATAAATGAGGAGATGAAGCATGGCTGATAATTTTCAGCTGAAAGCCATCATCACCGCCGTTGACAGGCTATCCGGCCCGCTTAAAGGTATGCAGCGTCAGCTTAAGGGATTTCAGAAAGAAGTCTCCAGCCTTGCTCTGGGCGCTGCCGGGGCTGGTACTGCAATAATGGGGGCACTGGCACTCCCTGTAAAATCAGCCATCACCCTTGAATCGAAGATGGCTGATGTCCGCAAAGTGGTGGACGGTCTGGATACGCCGGATGCATTTAAGGCCATGACGGAGCAGGTACGCGCTTTGTCTACAGAGCTTCCCATGTCTGCAGACGGGATCGCGGAAATTGTGGCGGCTGGCGGTCAGGCCGGGATTGCACGTGATGAACTGATGCAGTTTGCCACTGATGCGGTGAAGATGGGCGTGGCCTTTGATACAACGGCTGAAGAGTCCGGGCAGATGATGGCCCAGTGGCGTACTGCGTTTAATATGACACAGGATGAAGTGGCTGGGCTGGCTGACAAAATCAACTACCTTGGTAATACCGGCCCGGCGAATGCGAAGAAAATCTCCGATATTGTTACGCGTATTGGTCCTTTAGGTGGTGTTGCTGGTGTGGCTTCCGGCGAAATCGCGGCGATGGGGGCAACCATTGCCGGGATGGGCGTGGAGTCAGAAATTGCCGCCACAGGGATCAAGAACTTCATGCTTTCCCTGACCGCGGGAAATTCCGCGACAAAATCGCAGAAACAGGCATTGCGTTTTCTGCGGATCAATCCGAAGAAATTAGCTACTGATATGCAGAAAGATGCCCGGGGCACCATGCTGTCTGTACTGGATGCGATGGCTAAAGTGCCTAAAGAAAAACAGGCAGCTGTGCTGAATGCCCTGTTCGGGAAAGAGTCTCTGGGCGCGATAGCACCTCTGCTGACTAACCTTGATTTGTTGCGTACCAACTTCAGGCGGGTTGCGGATTCCCAGCAATATGGCAGTTCGATGCAGAAGGAATATGCTTCGAGGGCAGCGACGACGGAAAACCAGCTTTTACTTCTGCAAAATCAACTTGATGCCATTTCTTCCACGCTGGGGGAAACGTTTCTTCCTGAGGTTAATGATGGTCTTGAAGCGGTAAAACCGCTCCTTGAGGAAGTGAGAACGTTTGTCCGTGAAAACCCGGAGCTCGTTAAGACCATTGCTAAAATCGGTCTGGCCTTACTGACGGTGGGAGCCGCTGCAGGCTCTTTGTCCAGAATTATGAAAGTTCTCGGCGGTGTGATGAATATGACGCCTGCTAAGGGGCTGATTGCTCTTCTGGTTGGTGGCGCTTACCTCATTATTGATAACTGGGAAACCGTAGGTCCTGTCATAAAAAAAGTCTGGCACGTGGTGGATGAAACGGCGCAGGCGATGGGGGGATGGGAAACTGTTCTGAAAGCGATTGCCCTGTTTATGGCAACCAAATGGGTTGCTGACGTTACCAAATCCATTACCGCAGTGACCAGAGAGATGCGTACGCTGGGGAAGGTATCGGCAGAAACGGGATTGATGGGGAAAGGCCGCGGCTTTATCGGGAAGGCCGGGGTATATGGTTTTCTGGGAACCCTGATGTATGAGCCGGTTAAAGATACTCTGGAAAGTGTTGTTCCTGAAGATACGGTTAACTGGCTGGATAATAAAGGGCTGTTTCTGGCTTCAGACTGGACGCCTTTTTTTGATCGTAAAGAGTACGAGCAGTATCAGGCCAGCCTGAGTCAGTACAAACCCAATGTTCCGCTGTTGAATCCATCTTCTTCCATGACACAGCACAGCGAGCTGAAAGTCACGTTCGAGAATGCTCCGCCAGGTATGAAGATAATTGATGTACCGGGCAAAGCCGATCCCCTGATGAAAATCACGCACGATGTGGGGTATTCCCCTTTTCGTTTTCCACGATAACGCAGTCCTTTTTGAGGTCAGTCTATGGATTTATCCTCATTTCCCACCCGACCTTCATTACTTTCGTCGTCTTCAGGCTGGCGTGACAGACTTCAGGACGCGTCATTTCGCGGCGTGCCGTTTAAGGTTGAAGAAGAAAGTGCGGGAACCGGTCGCCGTGTGGAAACACATGAATACCCGAACCGCGACAAACCCTATACCGAAGACCTGGGGAAAATCACTTTTCGCCCGTCCATCACGGCTTATGTGGTGGGAGATGACTGCTTTGACCAGCGCGATCGCCTGATTGAAGCGCTGAATAAACCCGGTCCCGGCACGCTTGTCCACCCGACATATGGTGAGCTGAAAGTCTGTGTTGACGGGGAAGTTCGGGTCAGCACATCGAAAAGTGAAGGGCGTATTGTCCGCTTTGACCTGAAGTTTGTCGAAGCAGGAGAACTCTCTTACCCCACATCAGGTGCGGCGACGGCGCAGACGCTGATGTCATCCTGTTCTGCACTGGATGACTGCATCAGTGACAGCTTCAGCGGTTTCAGTATCGATGGTGTGGCGGATTTCGTGCAGAAAGACGTTATCGGTAATGCCAGCATAATGCTGGGGTATGTTTCTGATGCGATGAAAGTGGTGGATTCTGCCGTATCGGATGCCGCCAGGCTGTTGCAGGGGGATATCTCGGTACTTCTGCCGCCGCCATCGTCAGGCAAAAATTTCGTTGAGCAGGTGCAGAAAATGTGGCGTACCGGGAAACGCCTTTATGGTAACGCCAGCGACCTGGTCACCATGATCAAAACGCTTTCCGGTGTCAGCCTCGGCAGCGATCTGCAACCGCGCGGCGTCTGGAAAACGGACAGTAAAACCACCGCCACGGCGACGCAGCAGCGTAACGTGGTTGCCAGCACCCTTCGTACGACCGCAATCAGCGAAGCGGCGTATGCCGTCACCCGATTGCCTGCGCCAACAACTTCCGCGGTGATGCAGAATTCCGCAGTGGGGCAGGCAACAACACCTGCGCAGAGCACTGGCTGGCCTTCCGTCACGCATCCGGCACTGAACAATGCACCGGCGGTGAAAAACACGGTTGACCTGCCGACGTGGGAAGAACTGACTGACATTCGCGACACACTGAATACGGCAATTGATAAGGAATTGTCCCGTACAACCAGTGATGCGCTGTTTCTGGCGCTGCGCCGGGTGAAAGCAGATCTGAATGCGGATATCAACACGCGCCTTGAACAGTCTGCACGGATCATTCAGCGCACACCGGATGAGGTTTTACCCGCGCTGGTGCTGGCGGCGACCTGGTTTGATAACGCGGCGCGTGACGCGGACATTATCCGGCGTAATGCCATTACGCATCCCGGCTTTGTGCCGGTGATCCCTCTGAAGGTGCCAGTGCAATGAACGACAATGTCACGCTACGGGTAAATGGCCGGGAGTGGAATGGCTGGACATCGGTGCGCATCGGTGCCGGTATTGAACGGCTGGCGCGGGATTTCAGTGTGGAGATCACCCGCCAGTGGCCGGGAGATGAGGGTATTACCACGCTTCAGCCGCGCATTAAAAACGGTTCAAAAGTGGAGGTGCTGATTGGTGATGAGCTGGTGATCACCGGCTGGGTGGAGGCGACGCCCGTTCGTTACGATGCCCGTTCGGTCAGCACCGGTATTGCCGGACGCAGTCTGACCGCTGACCTGATTGACTGTGCAGCCGAACCGACACAGTTTAACGGACGATCGCTGGTACAGATTGCGCAGGTGCTTGCTGCGCCTTTCGGCATTGAGGTGGTGAACAACGGTGCGCCGTCGGGTGTTATTCCTGATGTCCAGCCTGATCACGGTGAAACGGTGATTGAGGTAATCAACAAAATACTCGGTCAGCAGCAGGCACTGGCTTACGACGACCCGCACGGCAGGCTGGTGATTGGCGGTATTGGCTCAACGCGGGCACATACTGCGCTGGTACTCGGGGAAAACATCCTTTCCTGCGATACGGAGAAGAGTATCCGGGAGCGGTTTTCTGTTTACCAGGTGGCGGGGCAGCGTGCCGGAAACGACGATGATTTCGGTGAGGCCACCACCACCGCGCTGCGGGCCCGCACAGAGGACGCATTTATTGCCCGTTACCGTCCGATGTATATCAGGCAGACAGGGCAGGCTACGGGGGCTGGCTGTATTGCCCGTGCTGACTTTGAAGCCCGGCAACGGGCGGCGCGGACGGATGAAACCACCTATGTGGTGCAGGGCTGGCGACAGGGTAACGGTACGCTGTGGCAGCCCAACCAGCGGGTGATTGTCTTTGATCCGGTCTGTGGTTTCGACAATACCGAACTGCTTGTTTCGGAAGTCACGTTTACTCAGGACCAGAACGGCACCCTGACGGAAATCCGTGTCGGCCCGCCTGATGCTTATCTGCCTGAACCCGAAGCCCCCGGCGCGCGGAAAAAGAAAAAAGCCAGAGTACAGGAGGAACCGTTCTGATGAGGACGATTGAAGCCATGCAGCGACAACTCCTCGGCCTGATTGGGCGGGCCGTGGTGAAAAGCATCAGTGCCGCCACGAAATGTCAGACCGTGGATGTGTCCCTGATTGCCGGTGAACCCAAAGCCGGGGTTGAACATCTTGAACCCTACGGTTTTACCGCAAGGGCAAACAGCGGTGCGGAAGCGGTGGTGTTGTTTCCGGATGGCGACCGTTCTCATGCGGTGGTTGTTACGGTGTCGGACCGTCGCTACCGCCTGAAAGGGCTGCAAACGGGGGAGGTGGCTGTCTATGACGATCAGGGGCAGTCCGTGACGCTGACCCGGGAGGGGATCGTGGTGGACGGTGCAGGTAAAACGATCACGTTTCGCAATGCGCCCAGAGCACGTTTTGAAATGGACCTGGAAGTGACCGGACAGGTGAAAGACCTGTGCGACTCCGGCGGCACCACCATGTCAGCGATGCGGCTTGCCTATAACGGGCATCGTCACAGAGAGAACGGTCAGGGCAGTAACACCGACAAACCTGATAAAGCGATGGAGGCATGATGGAACTGTGGCTGACGGTGAACGGTAAACGCACCTGCGCCAGCGCACCGCTGGATCCGCTGACCCGCGCCGTGGTGATTTCCCTGTTCACCTGGCGGCGGGCGGAGCCTGATGACAATGCCGACGTCCCGATGGGATGGTGGGGGGATACCTGGCCTGCGGTACAGAATGACCGTTACGGCTCCCGGCTGTGGCTGCTTCAGCGCAGCAAACTGACCAATCAGCTGGTGCTGACGGTAAGGGGGTATATCCGCGAATGCCTGCAATGGATGATTGATGACGGCGTGGTGTCCCGTATTGATCTGGATATCCGCCGCACCGGGATTAATGAACTGGGTAACAGTATCACTCTCTGGCGTCGTGACGGACCGGTAATGATTTCTTTTGATGATCTGTGGAGTGCGATAACGCATGGCGGACAGTGAATTTCAGCGCCCGACGCTGGCAGAAAATATCAGTATGCTCCGTAACGATTTATTCGCCAGGCTGGACGTCAGCGACACGCTCCGGCGCATGGATGAAGACGTGCGGGCAAAGGTGTATGCGGCGGCGCTGCATACGGTTTACGGGTACATCGATTATCTGGCAATGAACATGCTGCCTGACCTGTGCGATGAGTCCTGGCTGGCGCGACATGCTGCGATGAAACGGTGTCCGCGCAAGGGGGCCACGGCTGCCAGCGGGTATATGCGCTGGGAAGGTGTCAGCGATGGCCTGAAGGTGACCGCCGGGAGTGTTATTCAGCGCGATGACCTGGTTCAGTATACTGCAACTGCCGATGCAACCAGCTCCGGTGGTGTCCTGCGCGTGCCGATCGCCTGCTCAAATGCAGGCGCGGTCGGTAACGCTGACGACGGTACGGCATTAATCCTGGTCACGCCGGTGAATGGTCTGCCGTCTTCCGGTGTGGCTGACACCCTGACAGGCGGATTTGATACTGAAGAGCTGGAAACGTGGCGCGCCCGCGTCATTGAGCGGTATTACTGGACGCCGCAGGGCGGGGCTGACGGGGACTATGTCGTCTGGGCTAAAGAAGTGCCCGGCATTACCCGCGCATGGACATACCGTCACTGGATGGGAACGGGAACTGTCGGTGTGATGATTGCCAGCAGTGACCTGATTAATCCCATTCCGGAAGAATCAACGGAAACGGCGGCAAGACAACATATCGAGCCACTGGCCCCGGTGGCAGGCTCTGATTTGTATGTGTTCAGGCCGGTGGCACATACGGTGGATTTTCATATCCGCGTGACGCCGGACACACCAGAAATACGGGCTGCCATTACCGCGGAGTTGCGTTCGTTCCTGCTGCGTGATGGTTATCCGCAGGGAGAACTCAAGGTATCGCGTATCAGTGAGGCGATTTCCGGTGCGAACGGGGAATACAGCCATCAGTTGCTTGCACCGGTGGACAATATCTCCATTGCGAAAAACGAACTGGCGGTACTGGGGACGATTTCATGGACGTGACAAACGATGATTACATCCGCCTGTTATCGGCACTGTTGCCGCCCGGTCCGGCGTGGTCAGCCAGCGATCCGGCGATTGCCGGTGCGGCACCGTCATTAACCCGTGTTCATCAGCGTGCGGATGCCCTGATGCGGGAGCTGGATCCGCGCACCACCACTGAACTGATAAACCGCTGGGAGCGTCTGTGCGGTCTGCCGGATGAATGTATTCCGGCAGGGACGCAGACCCTTCGCCAGCGTCAGCAACGGCTGGATGCGAAGGTTAACCTGGCGGGCGGCATCAACGAGAATTTTTATCTTGCACAGCTTGCTGCCCTGGGCAGACCAGACGCTACCATCACGCGATACGACAAAAGCACGTTCACCTGCTCATCGGCCTGTACTGACGCGGTGAATGCGCCGGAATGGCGGTATTACTGGCAGGTCAACATGCCAGCCGCCACAAACACCACCTGGATGACATGTGGCGATCCCTGTGATTCCGCGCTGCGTATCTGGGGCGACACCGTTGTCGAGTGTGTGCTTAACAAACTCTGCCCGTCGCATACCTACGTAATTTTTAAATATCCGGAGTAATCCATGCATCGTATAGACACGAAAACCGCGCAGAAGGATAAGTTCGGCGCGGGTAAGAACGGTTTTACCCGTGGTAACCCCCAGACCGGCACACCTGCCACCGATCTGGATGATGACTACTTTGACATGTTGCAGGAAGAACTTTGTAGCGTGGTGGAGGCATCCGGTGCCAGTCTGGAGAAGGCGCGGCACGACCAGCTGCTTACCGCGCTTCGTGCGCTGCTGTTAAGCCGCAAGAATCCGTTTGGCGATATCAAATCGGATGGCACGGTGAAAACGGCTCTCGAAAACCTTGGTTTGGGAGAAGCGGCAACGAGGAACGTCGGAACGGATACCGGGCAAGTACCAGATATGAGTAGTTTTACAACGGGGCACTCTGGAGCAGCAGACTGGCCGAATTCTAAATCTGGATGGAGTAAGGGGCCGGATGGGGTAATTACACAATGGGGTATTTTCGGTTTCCCCGTTGGACAGACAGGGACGAATGTTGTTTTCCCGCTACCTTTCCCCGCGCGGGTCGAATCAATTACACTGACAATGGCAGATATCCAGGAGTCTCTGCTTTCTCCAACAACCATGCCTGCTTATGGAGTTAACTCAACTGGTACTTCAAGAACGGGTTTTACAGCCCGTATGTCAGGTAGCGGTGGGTTTAATCTTTGCTATATAGCGAAAGGGAGATAACAGAATGAATAAAGTTAAAAGTGTTTACAGCCCTTCCGAAAATGCAATCTACAACGCAGCGCTATACGAAAGTTATATCAAGGAGGGGACATGGCCGCAGGATGGTATTGAAATCAGCGATGAGGATGCTGTCAGATTTAATGGGGGAAATAAGCCAACAGGAAAAATGCTGGGAATGGTTTCAGGGGCCCTTGCATGGGTTGATGAGCCGCCGCTTTCACCAGAACAGAAAATATCAGATGCAGAAAACATGAAAGCCACATTTCGTGCAAAAGCTGACAGTGAAATATCCTGGCGTCAGGATGCTGTTGATGCGGGCATTGCAACTGATGAAGAAACTTCAACTCTCACCCAATGGAAGAAATACCGTGTGCTGCTGATGCGTGTTGATACTTCAACAGCCCCCGATATTGAATGGCCTACGCCTCCGGCAGTTCAGGCCAGATGACATCCGGCGCGGTGCTGGTATCTGTTGCCGTCACCGCGTCGATATAATCCAGCACAACGTTAAGGCGAGTTGTTTCTGCCTGCATCAACTTCCGTCCGGCCTGCAATTTCAGTTGAATCAGACTGATGGAAGCCATAGCAGCATCAATAAGCGACTGGCGCTGTGCTTCTGCTGCATCTACTGCGGCGCTATGCTGTGCCTCGGTATCCGTCACCCATTTCTCACCATCCCATTCATCGTATGGCGTTAACGGGGCGATAGTGGTCGTATTTTCAGGATAATCACCCGGACCTGTGATTTCTTTCAATTCTCCTGTTTCGGTGCTATAAACGATTTCACCGCGATGGTCTGGCACATATTCCCATGAGTTTAAATCCATCGAACGGCAGATAGCATAACCCGCCTTATGTGTGCCAGGGGCATCTAAACAGGAATATGCAGGGATACCGACACCAATGGCAAGATATTCATTTGAAGTGGAAATATATTCCCGAGTTTCACCATCATAGTTATAGACGGTAATATTCCCCGCCTTCGTGGCAATAAGCTCGCTATTTAATACGGCGTTATCCATTATGCAGCCCTCACGATAAAGTTAAATGCAATATTTCGTGGACGGGTTTCACTCCCGCCATATGATGATGTAAATCCCGAATATGCCCGGTGTCCCGCATCCGTCGTATTAGCCCAGGAAGGACCGCTAGAAGTATAGATGACCCCATTGTAATCATGGCCGTGTGCCTCAATGCTCCCGTCCTGAGCAGACAGGAGAGTCCGTCCTGAATCAATTCCTCTTCCATCATCCCACCCACGAATGAATTCGCCGCGTAAATCTGGCAATTTATTTGTCGGATAAACTTTTGCCAGTTCCGGATACTCTTCGGCAGAAAAAGCTGCACCGTTGCATTTCAGCCAACCTGTTGGCGGTGTGACTGAAGGCCACGGAACAGGCACACCTACGGGTAATGCAGAGCCTTCTCCCAAACCAACGTTTATGAAAATGCAGAAATAACGAGCAAATGGCATCATTCCTGCTTTTGTCAGGGAGATCTACCATGCTTATTGGCTATGTACGTGTGTCAACAAATGACCAGAACACAGATCTACAACGTAATGCGCTGAACTGTGCAGGATGCGAGCTGATTTTTGAAGACAAGATAAGCGGTACAAAGTCCGAAAGGCCGGGACTGAAAAAACTGCTCAGGACATTATCGGCAGGTGACACTCTGGTTGTCTGGAAACTGGACCGACTGGGGCGCAGTATGCGGCATCTTGTCGTGCTGGTGGAGGAGTTGCGCGAACGAGGCATCAACTTTCGTAGTCTGACGGATTCAATTGATACCAGTACCCCAATGGGGCGCTTTTTCTTTCATGTGATGGGTGCCCTGGCTGAAATGGAACGAGAACTGATTGTTGAACGAACAAAAGCTGGACTGGAAGCTGCTCGCGCACAGGGACGAATTGGTGGACGTCGTCCCAAACTTACACCAGAACAATGGGCGCAGGCCGGGCGATTAATTGCATCAGGCGTTCCTCGCCAGAAGGTGGCGATCATCTATGATGTTGGTATATCGACACTGTATAAGAAGTTTCCGGTCGGAGATAAATGAAACCGTAGCACGTCGTATGCAAGAAGATCGTGCTGCGGTTTATGCTTATCACTTAAAGACTCAAAAATTAGGTGAGTAACGGACCGGGGACATAGCTCCTTTTTTTCTTAATTCATCTGGTATTTTTTTTCCAAGATAAAGATTTGCTATTTCAGGTGGGGCTTCTCGACCTTCAAAACCATAGCGAGAACTTTGTGTTGCCTCAAAGTCCGGATCCTCGTCCCAGTATTTCATCGTAGGGAAATTTTCACGTGTTGATTTGAGCCATTTATCAGCAATGAAAACCCCTCGAACGATCCCCCTTACAGTAGCAAGAATGACTTCTGCTTGGCTGGCGCGAGAGACATTAATGCGCCAGCTAAATCGAACCGCATCATAAAGCTCTGAATCCTTTGCACTTCTGTTAACGGAAATCATTAATGCTTTATGATGAAATGTTATGGTTTCGGGTTGATATGTTGCTATCAACTCTTTGACATGCGCGGCGCCGAATTCATTGCTGCCAGCACCATTCATGATATTCGTTAACCCAGGGTAGGCATCAATAAGTGCTGCTTCAACTTCGTACGCCGTCTTTTCATCAGTCATTCCGTGTCGATGGATGACATGGATAACCTCAAGTCCTGCTAACCTTATTTCTCTAATTTGCTTTAGCTTGTTGCTCAGTAACTCGTCATCATCAGTCGCTGCCACTTCACCGCGCATATGGGCAAATACGCGGTTACCTTTGCCTTTCCCTACATAGAAGGTGCTTCCGTCCCTCGGATCAATCAATCGGTATACATACCAGCCAAGGTGTTCAATTACTCCAGAAGGAAACTCAGTAATATCCATTTTGCAATATCTATGAATTATTTGTGAGACGTATATTAATGAACATTGCAAGGGCTCACAACTAGTAGTGTTGAGAAAGCCATCGGGAAAATGAGGCTAACCCTTTGAATTTACATAGCGCAAAAAGATACCTTTCCTCATAATGTGAGCTAATTTTATGTTTCGTTTGATGATCGGGTCGGTCTCGAAAACCGGAGTAGGGGCAACTCTACCGGGGGTTCAAATCCCCCTCTCTCCGCCACTTTATCAATGACTTATCTCCCGACTTCCCGCCTTGCTTTTCCTAAACAGAACAATCGTAGAATATTCTTGAAGGGTTAGATCGTCACTGTTTTCTGTTCNGAACAGAAAATATCAGATGCAGAAAACATGAAAGCCACATTTCGTGCAAAAGCTGACAGTGAAATATCCTGGCGTCAGGATGCTGTTGATGCGGGCATTGCAACTGATGAAGAAACTTCAACTCTCACCCAATGGAAGAAATACCGTGTGCTGCTGATGCGTGTTGATACTTCAACAGCCCCCGATATTGAATGGCCTACGCCTCCGGCAGTTCAGGCCAGATGACATCCGGCGCGGTGCTGGTATCTGTTGCCGTCACCGCGTCGATATAATCCAGCACAACGTTAAGGCGAGTTGTTTCTGCCTGCATCAACTTCCGTCCGGCCTGCAATTTCAGTTGAATCAGACTGATGGAAGCCATAGCAGCATCAATAAGCGACTGGCGCTGTGCTTCTGCTGCATCTACTGCGGCGCTATGCTGTGCCTCGGTATCCGTCACCCATTTCTCACCATCCCATTCATCGTATGGCGTTAACGGGGCGATAGTGGTCGTATTTTCAGGATAATCACCCGGACCTGTGATTTCTTTCAATTCTCCTGTTTCGGTGCTATAAACGATTTCACCGCGATGGTCTGGCACATATTCCCATGAGTTTAAATCCATCGAACGGCAGATAGCATAACCCGCCTTATGTGTGCCAGGGGCATCTAAACAGGAATATGCAGGGATACCGACACCAATGGCAAGATATTCATTTGAAGTGGAAATATATTCCCGAGTTTCACCATCATAGTTATAGACGGTAATATTCCCCGCCTTCGTGGCAATAAGCTCGCTATTTAATACGGCGTTATCCATTATGCAGCCCTCACGATAAAGTTAAATGCAATATTTCGTGGACGGGTTTCACTCCCGCCATATGATGATGTAAATCCCGAATATGCCCGGTGTCCCGCATCCGTCGTATTAGCCCAGGAAGGACCGCTAGAAGTATAGATGACCCCATTGTAATCATGGCCGTGTGCCTCAATGCTCCCGTCCTGAGCAGACAGGAGAGTCCGTCCTGAATCAATTCCTCTTCCATCATCCCACCCACGAATGAATTCGCCGCGTAAATCTGGCAATTTATTTGTCGGATAAACTTTTGCCAGTTCCGGATACTCTTCGGCAGAAAAAGCTGCACCGTTGCATTTCAGCCAACCTGTTGGCGGTGTGACTGAAGGCCACGGAACAGGCACACCTACGGGTAATGCAGAGCCTTCTCCCAAACCAACGTTTATGAAAATGCAGAAATAACGAGCAAATGGCATCATTCCTGCTTTTGTCAGGGAGATCTACCATGCTTATTGGCTATGTACGTGTGTCAACAAATGACCAGAACACAGATCTACAACGTAATGCGCTGAACTGTGCAGGATGCGAGCTGATTTTTGAAGACAAGATAAGCGGTACAAAGTCCGAAAGGCCGGGACTGAAAAAACTGCTCAGGACATTATCGGCAGGTGACACTCTGGTTGTCTGGAAACTGGACCGACTGGGGCGCAGTATGCGGCATCTTGTCGTGCTGGTGGAGGAGTTGCGCGAACGAGGCATCAACTTTCGTAGTCTGACGGATTCAATTGATACCAGTACCCCAATGGGGCGCTTTTTCTTTCATGTGATGGGTGCCCTGGCTGAAATGGAACGAGAACTGATTGTTGAACGAACAAAAGCTGGACTGGAAGCTGCTCGCGCACAGGGACGAATTGGTGGACGTCGTCCCAAACTTACACCAGAACAATGGGCGCAGGCCGGGCGATTAATTGCATCAGGCGTTCCTCGCCAGAAGGTGGCGATCATCTATGATGTTGGTATATCGACACTGTATAAGAAGTTTCCGGTCGGAGATAAATGAAACCGTAGCACGTCGTATGCAAGAAGATCGTGCTGCGGTTTATGCTTATCACTTAAAGACTCAAAAATTAGGTGAGTAACGGACCGGGGACATAGCTCCTTTTTTTCTTAATTCATCTGGTATTTTTTTTCCAAGATAAAGATTTGCTATTTCAGGTGGGGCTTCTCGACCTTCAAAACCATAGCGAGAACTTTGTGTTGCCTCAAAGTCCGGATCCTCGTCCCAGTATTTCATCGTAGGGAAATTTTCACGTGTTGATTTGAGCCATTTATCAGCAATGAAAACCCCTCGAACGATCCCCCTTACAGTAGCAAGAATGACTTCTGCTTGGCTGGCGCGAGAGACATTAATGCGCCAGCTAAATCGAACCGCATCATAAAGCTCTGAATCCTTTGCACTTCTGTTAACGGAAATCATTAATGCTTTATGATGAAATGTTATGGTTTCGGGTTGATATGTTGCTATCAACTCTTTGACATGCGCGGCGCCGAATTCATTGCTGCCAGCACCATTCATGATATTCGTTAACCCAGGGTAGGCATCAATAAGTGCTGCTTCAACTTCGTACGCCGTCTTTTCATCAGTCATTCCGTGTCGATGGATGACATGGATAACCTCAAGTCCTGCTAACCTTATTTCTCTAATTTGCTTTAGCTTGTTGCTCAGTAACTCGTCATCATCAGTCGCTGCCACTTCACCGCGCATATGGGCAAATACGCGGTTACCTTTGCCTTTCCCTACATAGAAGGTGCTTCCGTCCCTCGGATCAATCAATCGGTATACATACCAGCCAAGGTGTTCAATTACTCCAGAAGGAAACTCAGTAATATCCATTTTGCAATATCTATGAATTATTTGTGAGACGTATATTAATGAACATTGCAAGGGCTCACAACTAGTAGTGTTGAGAAAGCCATCGGGAAAATGAGGCTAACCCTTTGAATTTACATAGCGCAAAAAGATACCTTTCCTCATAATGTGAGCTAATTTTATGTTTCGTTTGATGATCGGGTCGGTCTCGAAAACCGGAGTAGGGGCAACTCTACCGGGGGTTCAAATCCCCCTCTCTCCGCCACTTTATCAATGACTTATCTCCCGACTTCCCGCCTTGCTTTTCCTAAACAGAACAATCGTAGAATATTCTTGAAGGGTTAGATCGTCACTGTTTTCTGTTCGATACTGTGACATTCAGCACTTGATTCGCTATGGATCTGACAGGAAGGTTTCGAGCGAAAATCTGCAGTTATTCAGTCGTTTTCTTATCGGTCACCATTATTCTTTTAGACATTGATCCTACAAAGCTGCCGCAAAGTTGGTGGTGGGAACTGAAGTTGCGTAGAGAAGGGGTCAATACCCGGAGGCACACATGGGCTGGCAAAAGTGTAGCGGTATTAGGCGCAGCTATTTAGCCTAGTTATGTTTTATGAAAACTTGATGTCATATAAGTGTCTTACTTATTGGCTGTAAATAAGTTTTTTCTAAGGAATTGTTTCTTGAGTATCATTTGTAACTGTAACGGAATTTATAATCCTTTGCTTTATTGTTACGGTATTTTTTATCACACCCTATTTTTTATGTGGTTTTTTATACTGAAGTTTGGCAAAGTGAACTTTATATGCATATACTTCATCCTAGTTTCAGTTAAATTGGGTGGATGATATGGCAACTACATGTTCAGTTATATTGATTATGGAGTCCTTTGATGTTTATTTCGGAAAAGAGAGTGTGTTTCTGGAGAGAGGTTCATCTGTACTTGTCGATTCTAGCTCTAGAGATTTTTTCCTGACATATCCTGAAAGAGTGATAGTGGCGGATTTTGGCGCTGAGTTTATTAGTCGCTATTTGAAAGCTAATAACTTAAGGGATATTTCTGATTGTAGGGAATATCCATCTTATTTAAAAATAAACTTTGTTGACTTCAGTTTAATTAAAGGATTAATTAGTTGGGCTAATCACTGTGCTGAATACATAGAAATTTTTGATGAGTCTATTGCTTTTACATGTCTCTCTGCATTTTCTTCTGAAAAACAATTTGGAGTATTTCTGTTTGGATGTTTGAAAAGCACAGGGGCTAAAGTTAAAACGATTATTCATACGGATTTATCTGCACCATGGCGTCTTAAGGATATATCATCAAGATTATATCTCAGCGAAAGTTTACTAAAGAGGAAATTGAAAGAAGAGGGGGTATCATTCAGTAAGATCATACTTGATGAGAGGATGCAAATGGCTGAATATTTACTCAGCACTCGTTGTTATCCTATTAGTAAAGTAGCTAAGGTCTGTGGTTATGCCAGTGTCTCATACTTTACTTATGTATTTAGACGTTATTTTGGTGTTTCTCCAAGTCAATACTCTCAGAGGAGTTCAGAAAGTAAAATTCTTACTCACCAGGGAATCTGATCATTGTTCTTGCCCCCTTATTTCCAGACAGGGGGTGTATCTTAAGTTAACGTTACCCGCTGACGTCGATATTCTCGCGGAGAGCGATAACCCAACGCACTGTGCGGATGGTTTTCATTGTAATATTCGATCGCCACTGCAAGATTATGCAATGCCGTTCTTACATTCGGTTTCGGCATGAACGCGATGTAGACTTCCTTCATCGTTTTCACGAACCTTTCTGCCATTCCATTACTCTGAGGACTGCTGATTACCCATGAGGAGTACAATTAAACGGGTTAATCAGTTTCTCCATTTGAAAGAAAAAAGACTTCTGTACTGTTTGATATCACCGCTATTTTCTTATTTTCTGTGCAGGTCGTAGTGGGACAAAACTGAGACACATAAGGCCTCACAATGGCTTGCAAGGCTTTACATGTTTTGATGTGGTGGGACGTGTGAGCGCAGTGTTGATGGGGTAATGCTTTGAATTAGAAGCGGATTCTTATAATTCGTAATGCGAAGGTCGTAGGTTCGACTCCTATTATCGGCACCATTTATATCAAGCAATTACGATTAAATCCTCTCTTTGTCTGCATCATGATTTTTTCCGTGTAACTCCATGTGTAAGTAATTTTCGTCAACATAAATCAACAATAGAGCATCCGTATCTCAGATTGGCTCAGTCTTGTTGATTTTTTCATCTTGATGAAACAATATTTCTGATATTGATGTTGGACATTTGGGGGGCAGCTTAGCAGGCCTGTACAGGTTGTTTCATTGATTATTACTCTATATGCCTGCCCTTTTAGATAGCCCTTTCCTGTCTACTTCCATCTATGGTGTAATCCCTTGCGAGATTAAGGTTTCTTTCGAGAGATAGTATGGAATTATTCGAAAATTATTTGTCAGCGTTACCTAAAAAAAAGCGATTGAGTAAAGTCAAGTTGATTATCCTAAAGAGATTATGGGTTTCAGATGATTTTGATTTTCCTAAACCTTGGGTCCCATCGACAGAATTACTGGAATTGACAGGGCAAAAGTACTTCGATAGACGAACAAGAGAGTTGCGTGATGAACTAGGCTGTGATCTCGAAAGCTCGTACATTCCGGAATTCTCGGGACATGCTTGGCGGCTGAAATCAAGCATGATTGCCCCGCCAATGGAAAGGGAATATCTGACAGAATCACAACGATCCAGTTTATTTTCTAACTGCAGCAATACATGTGCAACATGTGGTAAAACTGTTGCCGCTGGGGTCAGGGGGCTACAAGCGGATCACAAAATACCTTTGTCACGCGGTGGTGGAAATGAGTTAACCAATTGGCAAGCTCTTTGCCACAATTGCAACGTAGGTAAGAGAAGAGCATGTGAGGGATGTACTGAAGATTGTTACACATGCTCATGGGCATTTCCTGAAAAATTTGGGATAACAACAATGCTCCATCTGCCAGAAGCTAGTTTAAGAAGAGCCCAACAACTAGCTGATGCAAAGGGTTTTTCTTTAGACGAAATCGTTGACTACGCAATACGCAAGCTTTGAACATCATTCGATTCCAGTGGTGATGCCAACTGTTTTTTTTTCATTAGATCAACCGCTTCGAGTGCTTTACGAATTTGCCTTCCTGTTGCTTCGGCAACAGGAGGAGGAAAAGCGTTACCTACTTGACGATAAGCAGCTGTTTTTTTCCCAGAGAATTCCCACCAGTCCGGGAAACCTTGGATTCGTGCAGCCATTCTCACCGTCAAACGAGGCATATTTTCAAGACCTGCTCGAATATTTCCGTCTCTTCCAATATACCCAGTAAACCCCTTTTCAGGGCTACTATCAGCTATGGAATGCCCGTTGACTCCAAGCGCTTGCCAAGCTTTTTTGGCTCTCGTCGGTCCAAGGTCTGGACCTCCATGCTTATGGGAACCGCCAACAAGTGTAGGGGCTATATTGTTAGCGGCCTTTCTCCATGCCTCGGCTCCTTCCCAGCCACCCTGTGACATTAAGTCAAAGAGAGCATCACCCACAGTCGGTGGTATCAACGTTTCACTCGGCCAACGAAAATGAGCGGAATACTTACCACGCAATGCAACTAAAAGAACTCGGGGACGAAGCTGAGGAACTCCGTAATCAGAAGCGTTATGAAGTTTCCAAAAGGTTTTATAACCCATTGCAGAGAAAGCATGATCTAGTTCTTGTCGGTATTGTTTAAACTTTGGGTCTAATAAACCTGAAACATTTTCAATCATTACTGCTTTTGGCTTAATGATGTTCACAATTTTGAGCGCTGTTGGAAACAAATCACGTTCATCATCTTTGCCTAGTTGTTTCCCTGCTTTTGAGAATGGCGGGCAGGGCACTCCCCCTGCGACCAAGTCAATATCAGAAAAATTATATGCAGTATGTTCAGCAAAATGCTTAACGCAACCCTCTATGATATTTTCCCAACCTAAAGAATGGAGCTCATTGTTGAGGCGAAGAGTTTCGCAGGCTGCAGGATCAATCTCGACGAGCGCGCGGTGAGTGAAGCCAGCGTTATGTAACCCTAGAGCTTGACCTCCTGCCCCTGCACAAATCTCTACAGATGTGTATTGTAACATGTCATTAAACCTGTATATAAAAACAGTTGTATGTTTATCTGATCAGAGACCATTACGCAACAAATTGTACAAAACAAGTAGTACCGTCGCTATTGAACCGGTCAGCTTAGTTACTTGATTGCTGAATGACAAGGCAATCTACAACTTTGTTTTGGAATCCTATATTTATCAAATAACTAACATTCGACAGTACTATTGGCATTCTCTTGATCAGACAGGCAGAATCTCATGTGGACTGAATAAAATGCCTTAGCTGAGTACGAAAAGAACTACTATCTGTTTACATGATTTTTTGTCCGTAAGATGCATTGCGTCCGCTGTAAATAGCAGACGCATTCTGCAGAGAACAAATGAATAAGAAAGATTGGCACGCTGCTTGTGGAATTCAGCTTTGGCTTCGTCGCAACATGTCGGTTGTTTGTCGTGCTCGTAAGATATCTACGGTCTGAAGATAATGTGATTGCTCCCGCCTGCTCAACACTCTGTTATCGATACGAATCAGTTCGTACTTATCTACTAGGAAGTTGACTGTATCGGCTAAGGGGAATCCCGTTTTCAATATGTACCTTCATAACAGTGTCGTCAATGCGCTGCGTATCGTTAAGAGTCAGGCTGTAGTGTTTGTCCTGCAGGTATGTAACTAGGGGCTGTCAGACGGTTACAGAGGACTTCGCCACACGTTTTCGGGATATAGGTAAAATTCTCATCGTCGGTTATTCTGCGAATAAAAGAAATTAATTGCGGACGGGTTTTTCGCGGTACGTCACTGTCGTATGGCAGCCAGCGTATCTTGGTTTATGCCCTGCTCCGTATTGTTATGTCGGTCGGTATGGCATAATGCAGTCCTAGCTTTTTCATCGCTGGCAAATGTACCAGTGCGAACCGAAGGGGGGATTCACCGATCATCCTTTTCGCATACAGCGTGACGGTCTGCTGATGACGGGGATTCAGTTCACCGCTGGTGAACATGAGTTCCAGTTGTTTCATCAGCAGTGGAAAGGCTTGGTCCAGATGGTATGCATCCGCATCGCTGAACCGGCCTCTGATACCGGCGCGGTCTGCAAGGTAATGCAACTGATTGCCCTCCTGCACCAGACGGGCGCCAAAACGGGGTGTCACTGTCACGAACGGTGCAGGGCAGCCCCCACCAGGGGCGGTCGTGATTGTCGTCGGGATAATTTGTTTCATGGAGCGTGTCTGACACGATAAAATCCTCACAGAAAATCGGTTAAGAACGGTCAGGTAATGTCGATAATTCTGCTCATCAGAATGCCCTTACTGACTCAGTTCAGAGTGACGCTCATCAGCCGGACATACGGGCCAAAACTGTCCTTACGGCGTTCTGCAAACACGGCCAGCACACCGGGAATATCCTGCACTTCACGACCGGTATACTCTTCAGTGCTGCCGTGCCAGCGGTACTTACCGGCACAGAACGGGAAAAGACGGGATGCAGGATGCTGGCGGTGAATACGCATGGCTTCACCACGGGTGATAATTTTCATAATGGGATACCTCTGAAGACAGAAGATAAAAGTGAAAACAGGTGTGATGTGGTTGTGAAGGGTTAAAGCAGACCATGTTCGGCAAAGGAGAAAACCTGGTTGCCACCGACTATCAGATGGTCCGGCACCCGGATATCCACCAGAGCCAGTGCCTGTACCAGACGCTCAGTGATAAGCCGGTCTGCCTTACTGGGTGTAATTTCACCGGACGGGTGATTGTGTGCCAGCACCACGGCAGCGGCATTGTGGTACAGGGCGCGTTTAATCACTTCCCGGGGATGGACTTCCGTGCGGTTGATGGTGCCGGTGAAGAGGGTTTCACCGGCAATCAGCTGATTCTGGTTGTTCAGATACAGCACCCGGAACTCTTCACGCTCTAGTCCCGCCATGTTCAGAATCAGCCATTCCCGTGCTGCACGGGTGGAGGTGAAGGCCACGCCGGGTTCATGAAGATGGCGGTCCAGGGTTTTCAGGGCCCGCAGAATGAGACTGCGCTCGCCGGGCGTCATCTCTCCGGGCAGAAAGGAAAGCTGCTGCATTGTCCCTGCCTCCATTCAGTCGATGATGCGCATAATGGCGCTGCATTCCGGATGCTGCAGGGCGTAATCCCGCAACCGGTAATAATGGACCGTCATGGCATAACACTCCGTACGACAGGCATGATGACTGTACGTCATCAGACAGGCGGTAATGCCAGCTGCTTTCGGGCTCATTTCAGCGCGGTTACCGTTCATGGCACTGAACAGTATCCAGGTTTCATCATCGTCATCCGGTTCAGGGGCCATAAATGCCCCGCCGTTGTTCAGGGGGTACAGATTCCAGATACCACCACAGTAGTCTTCACACAGACGGTCCATCCAGCCAAAGATACGGGGCTCCAGGGTTACCCACTGTGGAATGAGGCTAAAGTGCTGCGGCCAGAAGCTGATGCGCTGTTCATCAGGGACGGGAGTGGCAACCAGTTGAGACTGGTTATTCCCTGATGCCGCAGTCACGGAAACAGAAGGTGTGGTGGAGCTATGCGAAAAGGTTGTCATGAGATTATTCCTTATAAAAAGTAAATGAATGGAAGAATGCCTGGGGACTGGTACAGACGTGAGTCAGGGCTGCACTTTCAGGGAAACAGCATCAGCGCATGCTCTTCAGCAGCGTTTCTGCCATCACCCACAATGCGCGATTGAGCTTAATGTCCGTGTCGATGCTGTGAATGGCACGGGTGTGGATACGTTTTCCTTTAGCGCTGCGACCGGAAATCCCGCCTTTCAGCATATTTTCCTGGATGGTCTGATAAGCACTCCACAGGTCCTTACCGTAATCCTCCCGGCGTCGTGGTGTCAGAATGTCAGCGGTGGTGACCGGCTGATGTTTATCACCATAACGGTAAGTCAGTGCCGCCTGTGCCAGCGCCTGACGTGCCGGTGGCGGCAGAACCAGCGACTGCATGGCATCACGCTTCTCCTCTATCCGGTCAAACACGCCCACCACCTCGTAAGCCCCTTCAATAACTTTCTCCACCACATTTCCCCGGTGCGGAACACGCACTTCCCCCAGAGACTGACCACAGACACACCCGTTCTGGCAGACGAACCTGAAGTAACCCGGCAGCATCTGGTAGCTGGAGGTACCGTCATGGGAGTTGAGCAGAATGATTTCAGGGACATGTTGTCCGTTTATCTCCCCGTCACGGCGCAGACGCAGCATGTGTTTGGTATACCCCCGGCGGCCCGGGTCACGTACGCGGGTCTGGCAGGCGAAGAATGGCTGAAAGCCTTCCCGCTGCAGGCTTTCCAGCACTGTGATGGTGGGGATGTACGAATACCGTTCACTGCGGGAGGTATGCCGGTCTTCCCCAAAAATGCTGGGAACATAGTGCATCAGTTCTTCATGGGTCAGTGGGCGGTCACGGCGTATCTGATTAATCCGTCCGAAGCGACTGGCTAATCGCATAATTAACTCCTTATCTGATAATGAAATAAAAGCAAAAAGGCCATGTCCCCGGAGGAACATGGCCTGATGGAATATATTATTGCTGATGATTAATGTTGCTGATTTTTCTCTTTAACTTTTGACCATGAGGGGCGTCGGTTGCCGGAAAATTCCTTCTGCATTGACCAGTAACCAATCGGGAACTGCTTCACCAGCACCCCGTTGATACCAATATCGACGGACAGATACTGACCGTTGTTGATGCTGCCCTTGCGGATGTACGCATCCGCACTGCAGGTGCCGGTATCATACTGCCGCCATGTTGCGGTATCGCGGGCGGCAACATAAAAATCACCGAAAGCACAGCCCGTTGCTGACTTACGATTCAGAACGGCAACGTAATACTTAGTGTTGGCTATAATGGCGCAACTGCTGCTCTGACCGCCGCAGACCTGCCATAACGTTTTGCCGCTGTCACCCTTAAAGGTCCAGATAGTGTCTGCCGGTGCGCCGTCTGTATGTGTTACTGGCAATGCCGGAGCCTGCTGCACTGGTGTAACGTCGGGTACGTCGCGGCGTAATAGTCGTGCTTCAGCATCCCCGACATCGCCAAACATGTTTTCCTCTCCGCTGTTGTAATAAAAACCGGCAATAACATGTTCTGAGGGGATATACAGTATTTTCAGATAATGGTCACCGCAATTACCCCGCTCACAGACAGACCCCAGCAGCCACTTCTCGTCACCAACGATCACCGGAATTAATCCACTGTCAGGGCCGTTCATGGAGCCCTGTTTTCCCGTTAACCCGGTGAGTCCTGCTGACTTCAGCGCATCATCAAGGTCTTTCTTGAATACCGGGTCAGCATCGTAGATACTGCCCAGAAAGGGGCAGGAACCGTATCCGTTTTCATTATCACCAGCATCAGGATCACAGCGCATTGCATCTGCTGCCGTTTTTGCGACACCGGCAGCGTAAACTCCGGTGGAAATAAAACAAAGCGAGGATATCAGTATTACCTGTTTTAATTTACGTAATACAAGAAACATGATTATTTTTACTCCATCCTGTTTATATAAAAGAAACGGGCTCCGTGAAGAGCCCTGTAAAAAATTTAAAAGTCAATGGTATTAAGACCGACATTCTTTTTGATGGAGGGATCGTAAATAACAACGGTAAGATGGTCTTTGTCTGAAGAACGGACAAACTTAGCGGTGGCCTCACCACTGCATGTTGCATGACGGTTATAATCCATCATTTTACCTTTGCTGGTAGCAAGATTGACAACGATGATATAAGGATCATAACAGGCCGAACCTCCCGGACTGCTCAGCAAGGCATATTTGCCATCATCAGAGACACCAATGAGGCTGCATATCCCGTCTTTTACATCCTCACTTCCGCACATCTGCTCACTTCCATCTTTCACATCAATCACAGTACGGGGTAATTTAACCTCTGTAGCATTAACTGATGCACTCAACAACAAACCTGAAACTATTAATGACAATATAAACGCTTTCATATACTCATCCTGTTTATCATTACGGGGGATATATTCCTTTTATCTGCTCATGAACCACAAGCAGGGCCTGTTGTCGGCCCTGTGGAATAATTAACGTTCGTCCCGGTCCCGTAAAACCTTTCGCGCCAGACGTTTTTCCATCTCCGTTACACTGCTGAAAATACCGTTGTCGGTGATAATTCTCTTTAGCTCTTCGCTGCTCCTGGTCTCCAGTCGGTCATGAAGAGTTTTTACCTCCTGTGCACTGTTGAGGGCGTCTTTTGCAACCTCTTTAAGCAGTTTCCCGGTTACACTCCAGAATCCCATGGGAGCCACCTTTACAGATAACCGTTATCTTTGCCCCACTCACACCCGCAGTCCCGGCACATCCAGCCATCGGCCCAGGGAATGGTGTCGTGGGAGCCACAGTCCGGGCAGCGTTTGCCGGAGGTCGGGTTACCGGGTGTGATACGTCTTATTTTCATCATGTTATCCTTCTGTTGCGGGTTGATGTGGTTCAGGGCATAAGCCGGACAGCACTTCACCTATGAACCGGAAATGAGGTAATGCCTGTAAAAATTTCGGGCGAGAAAGGATGTCGCGCACCGTGGCGTCGGGTGTAAAAGTGTCCGGATGAAGCGTGACGCACCGGATATCAGTCAGTGGCAGTGCGATGATGCGTGTCTGGTGTGCCCCTGTCAGATACCAGCTACCGGCATGCAGAACCAGGCGGTAGGGTGAGATATCCGTATGGTTGCATCCGTTGCCGTGCAGAGTCACTTTCCGGTATTCCTGGACAGCATTTACCAGCCGGATAAAGACTCCACTGTCGGTGACGGTCTGTGCAGAATCTCCCTGCCAGATAAGGCAGGGAGATTCACCCGGCCCACCCAGAAGTGAACTGACCAGATGTCCGTCAAGTCCCGGAAACAGGGACTCAACGCCCGACTGACGGGCAAAGGTTATCACTGCCAGTTCCCGCTGACGGCTGCCGGACAGCAGACGGCACTGGCCCTGTCGATACTCCAGGTCCAGGTACATCAGTCGTTCACGAAAATCCCGGCGCAGGGTACGAACTGACACGTCAAATTCAGCAGCCAGTTTGCGTATATCCAGCGTTTCGCCTGCCACCAGACGGCTAATAATTATCGACAGTCTGACGGCAAGCCGGTCATGGCGATGCTCAGCCTGAGTCAT